CTGGCGGCAGGGCTGCCGATATCGTCGATCAGTGACAGGTTCCCATCCGGCGTCAAAGCGGCACCGCCATTCAAACCGCCGCCCAGCATCCCCAGCAGATTTTCCAGCGTTTCCGCATCCAGAGAGAAAGAGCCTTCCCCGGAGCCAGCCTCGCCGTCACTTACCGTCATGTAGCCGGAATAGACATAGCCGACTTTCTCCGGCAGGATGACCTTCAGCCAGTCGCCGTCCGTGCCAATCACCTTCACGGTCGTTCCATTGGGAAGCTGGGTGAAGGCGGTATAGTCCATTCCCGCGCCCGTACGGACATTCAAATTGCCGCCGCCCGTGGTGACAGTACCGGTCTGCCCGGTATCATTTTCGCCAGAACTGAACTGGATACCGTTCTCGGTGACGGATACCGTGACCTGGCTGCCTGCCAGAGCGGAAAGCAGATCAGAAACATCCCCGGCCGTTTCCTGTTCAGCCACGGGCTCCATGGTTTCCTCGCCGCCGCTGGCAAAGGCGGTGACAGAAAAGGCGGCAGTGCTCAGCACCACCGCCAAAAGAGCCGATACCATTTTTGTCAAAAAATTATGCTTCATCCTCGTATCCCTCCGTTTCCTCGATCTCCGCGCCGCTATCCGCCGCCATCATATCCTCTGGCAAGGTAATCAGGCCGCTGGCGTAGGCTTTCAGGAAGGCAGTCAGCTCCTTATTGTCCATGTGGACAGCCTTCACCATGCGGACGATCTCCAGATTTTCTTCCTCCGCAAGCTGCGCCTCCAGTGCGCGAAGGCGTTTCTGCTGTTCCGCGATCTTCTCCTTCATTTTCGTAATGTCATTGCGGATCTTCTGTGTCGTTGCCATAGTCAAATAAACTCCTTTCCAAATCGTTCTTTCCATGAATAGTTGCGTCCAAGCCCACGGACAGTTTTCAGATTGGCTTTTGCGTTGTCCTCAAGTGCCAGTGCACGCCGGAATAAATCAGGGTAATGCTCACGCAGGTCGATGATTTCTTCTGCCCGCATACTGGGGCAGAAAAAGCAGGAGGATTTTCCCGGCTGCGGCAAGCCTGCCGCTTCGATTTGCCGGATACATTCCTCTCTGTCCCATCCCCATTCCATCAAGGGATACCATTTGCTGTATTTGGGGTCTGCTAAATCATTCAGCAATACTTTGTCGCTGCGGTAATGCTCACCTGCGTCATAGCCAATGAACTTGACTACCTTCTTCCCGCTGCGCCAGACCTCACGGCACGGGGGATAATTGTTGCAGAACTTTTCCTGCGGGCCGATCTTGTGTTTCAAAGAGCACCGCTTAAAGCCGTAGGCAATAGAGGGCAGCGTGCCACTTTTCAAACATTCATCCTCCAAAGTCAGACGCTTGCCGTCCTTTGTGGTCTTATAGACTCGTGTGATCTCTGGCATACCATGTTCTTTCAGCCATTGATCCATGATAACCAGATAAGCGTAGGTATGCGGATGCTCGCCGCCCGTATCTGCAAACAAGATCAGATCAACGGGAATGTGGTGCTGGTGCAGCCCAACAAGAAGGGCGGTGCTGTTTGCACCGCCACCATAGGAGACAATATTGATATGCTCACCTCCAATCAGTTGTAGGGCGGTCGCCCGAAAGCGTAAAAGTGGGATTGCCAGTAGCTTGTGTTGATATCTGCATACTGGATAGGGTCACCGCAGTGCAGCATTTTTCCGCCGCCCACATAGATACCCACATGGGAAACGCCCGGTGTATCGTAAGTGCCGACGAAAAAGATCAGGTCTCCGGGCTTTGCGTTGGCAGAGGATACCGGGGTGGAAATATTGTAAAGCCCCTGGGCTCCCAGCCTGCCCGTATTGCAGACGCCGCTTTGCGTCAGCGCCCAGGACACGAAACCGGAGCAATCAAAAGAAGTGTTCGGATTGCTGCCGCCCCAGACATAAGGATAGCCGATGTACTTCTCCGCCTCGGTAATGAGCGTTGCAAAGGTTTCATCCTCCAGGGCGGAAGGCGGAATATCATAGGTGGTGGGCGGTTTGGTGTACTTGTCTACATAGCCGGAGCCGGGGAACAAATCTTCCCGATTCCCCAGCGTTGCCATATAGACCGCATATAAGGAAAGTGTTTCTTCGTCCATGATGTAGACCGGCACATGGGAAAGGTCGAAGTTTTCCAGCTTCACATTGCAAATATAGTAGTTATACGGTACTTCCACGTCATAGTCGTTTCCTTCGCTGTCTGTCCGTGTCTCCGTCCGATAGCGCACCTCCACTTCCACGGTCTGCGTCAGGATGTACTGCTTTTCAAAGAGTATTTGCAGCTCCGCCTGAACCTCGTCGATGGTGAACACCCCTTCATGGAACGCCGTGAGAATGGAGATCAGCACATAAGGGTCATGCTCGATCTCGTCCAGATCAAAACGGTATTCGTCATATCCGGGGTGCAAAGCCTCATAGTGGTTCAGCTCATATTGAAGTTCCTGTTCCAGTTCGCAGTAGGCCGCCTCCGCAGCCAGCATATCCGCATCCTCGGAGAGATAAGAGGAAGTAAATACACCGCCCACGCCGGAGCCTGCCATCATGGAACAGGAAGATACCCCGCCAAACAGCAGGGCAACACAGGCGCCAATGCCGATCACCAACAGCACCGCCCGGCTATGGTGCTTGATGTAGAAGAATGTTTCCTTGAAGGCGTCCTTTGCTTTCTGCGCTGCACTTTTCGCCGTGGCCGCTGTGTTTTTTGCGGTTTTCTCTGCCTGCCGCAGCTCCTTTGCATAGTTCCGCTTGATCCGCTGTTTCTGCAGAAAGCGAGATACCGGGTTAGAAGCCGCCAATGCAGGATCATCATGCAGTGCCTTTTGGTAGAGGTAGTCGGCGTTTGCCTTAAAAGAAGCCTGCTCTGCCTTCGCCGCGTCACGCCAGGGCTTTGTGCGGTGATGGTGGACGGCGGCACGGACTTTGCCCTTTCCATAGGCAAACCCGCGTTCCGTCAACACCTCGCCTTTGTGTCCGGCCTCTACACCCACATTTTCCTGCTCTACCTCATGCACCTTCGCATGGGCAGCGTGGACAATCTCATGGACCGGCCGAGAAAGCGGATTGTGCCGCAGGCGTCCGTTGGGGCGTTTCTCCACTTCTTCAAAGTGAAGCTGCGTTTTGCCTTTTCCGGCTGTCTCGTCAAAAACACGCTCGGTACGGAGAACTTTCTTTGTGGGGATAGCGGCCGTTGCCGCATCCAGCCGATCCGCCGCACGGTCGGAACGGTCAATGTATTTCCCAAGTGCGGGATCGGCACGTTCTTCCTCGGTGAATTGCAGACGGGAGGACGGGCGCTGCCTTGCAGCAGAACCATCCCGCACCGCCTGGGTATCAGCCTTTTCAGCCTTTCGTGCGCTTTTCTTCTCATGGTGTTCCGCCGCACGCAGGGCAAGATCAGCCGCAGCGCCAGCGGATTCTTCCGAAGAAGCGGACAGTTCCGTTTCCGGCTCCCGGCTGCTGATATGTTCCACCTCTCCCGTGGCAAGGTTTTCCGATACCGCACCGTCACGGGTCATTTTCTGCGTGATCTTATCGGTCGCTTTCAGTTCCCTCATAGGCAGTCACCTTCCTTTCCATAAGGGCAAAAGTCGCCGCAGGTGCCATTCTCGATCATGGCGATATAGCGGAAAATGGGATAGGCCTGGGGCGGGCAGACCGCATTTCCCAATGTTTTCAGCCTCAGTGCCCGGTCATCCATGCGCCCTGTCATGCGGGGGATTCCTTCTGGCTCGGCGGCCCAGAGGATACGTCCGTCCATCCTTTCGGGAAGCCCATGAGCCATTCCACCCAATCCGGGTTCAGTGCTGCCGTTTCGGACACCGGCTGTTCCTGGGAGATGATCTGCGCCGACAGGTTCCCGTCCTTCTTCGCTGGATCGAAGGCCGACGGCTTCAAGGTCGAGCGGAAACCGTCCGACGCCACCGGGGTCAGATAGAATACCGCCGCCGACAGGCTCAGGCTCCAGATTGTCCCGTTTCGGTTCCTCTTGCGGAATATCCCATTGTCCGACAGGAACACATCCAGGCTTGCCGCGTCCCTGGCGGTATTGTTGTCGGAGGCAAGGGGTGTGGGAAACATCAGCCGCGACGATAAAAGTTCGCTGGCGCTCATGCCATGCGCCGACGCCGCAAGCCGGAAATACGAATGGGAGAACAGCGTATCCCGCTTTTGCCAGGTCAAAGATCGTTTTGTCGAGCCCCATATTGATGAAGCCAGCAACATTTTCCCCAAGCACCCAACGGGGCCGCAGCTCGGTAATAACGCGGCACATTTCCGGCCACAGGTAGCGTTCATCCGCAAAGCCCTTCCGCTTTCCTGCGGTGGAGAAGGGCTGACAGGGAAAGCCGCCTGAGATAACGGTAACTGTTTCAAGTCCTGTTTTTTCAAAAAACGCCTCCTTCGTGAAAGTAGTAATATCCCGGAACCTGGGAACATCCGGCCAGCGTGCGGAGAGGACAGAGTGCGGAAAATCCGCCCACTCACACTGGCAGACGGTTTCAAACCCGGCAGCCTCCGCCGCCAGGTCTAGACCGCCAATGCCGGAAAACAGGCTCACATGGGTCAGGTTATTCATGGAGCATCCGCTCCCGGATGGATTTCTCCATTGTATCGTAGGCCCAGGGCGTATCATCCGTGGGTAGCCCCCAGCGCCTGCAAAGGCGTTTCATCCTGCGCTCATAGCCGGACACGCTTTTCTGGATTTTCAAAAGTGCCTTTTCGTCCGCAGCCTCCGCCAGTCTGCGGGTCAAACTGAAATGATAACAATAGAGATCATACAAATCACCGATCAGAAGCCGAAAACTTCCGCTGCCGATCACATATTTTTCATCATTCATGCGCCGTGCCTCCTTTCCCGGTTTCACCAAGTTTTGTCGTCATAATGCTGTAAAGCTCATTATCCTGCGGAAAGTGATCCACAAATGGCAAAATCACATTGCCGAAGAAGATCAGTCCCTCGCCGGGGCCTGCGTTGCTGATATGCGCCGCCTGCTGGGTGGAGATATTCAGCCGCTCACAGAGGATTTTCCGATCCCCGCTGGCCTGATTGAGAAGATAGATGAAGTCGCTGTTTTCAAAAATGTTCTCGATCTCCGGGGAGGCAAGCAGGTCCTTGATGTTCTGGGTGATTCCCGTTGGGATGCCGCCCCATTTGCGAAAGCGTTTCCAAATCTCCACGCTCCAGGCGCCAACCTCGCCGCGCAGCAGAAGGTGGAACTCGTCCACATAGTACCGGGTGGACTTGCCCTCGCTCCGATTCACCGTGACGCGGTTCCATACCTGATCCTGAATGACCAGCATCCCAAGATTTTTGAGCTGCTTGCCAAGCTCCTTGATATCAAAGCAGACAAGGCGGTTGTTGATATCCACATTAGTTCGGTGATTAAAAACATTCAGACTGCCATGCACATACAGTTCCAATGCCGCCGCGATCCGCTGCGCCTCCGGCTCAGGTTGCCGCTTGATCTCGTCATAGAGGTCGCCAAGGACAGGCACGTTCTCCGGCTTCGGATCGGCAAGATAGGGGCGGTACACCACGCGCACCGCACGGTCGATGACCGTTTTCTCCACCGGCTCCAAACCGTTGCGCCCGCCAGCTGCCAGTTCGCAGAAGGATAGAACAAAGTCGCTCTTTAGGGCAAGCGGGTTATCGTCCTCGGAGTAGTTCAGGCTCATATCCATGGGGTTCACATACTGGCTGCTTGTGGGAGAAATCTTGATGACCTGCCCGCCCAGGCGGTGGACCAGCGGAAAGTATTCCGCCTCCGGGTCGCAAATGATGATATCGTCCTTTGTCACCAAAAACACATTGAGGATTTCACGCTTTGCAGAGAAGGACTTGCCGCTGCCCGGCGTACCAAGAATCAAACCGTTGGGCGTTTTGAGCTGCTTGCGGTCTGCAAGGATCATGTTGCCGGAAGTAGCGTTCAGGCCGTAATACAGCGCCTCGCCGCTCTGGAAGAGTTCCTGAGAGATAAAAGGAACAAAAATTGCCACGGCAGAAGTGGTCAGACCGCGTTCGATCCTGATTTGGTTGACGCCCAGCGGCAGCGCCGACACAAGCCCCTGCTCCTGCTGAAAGTCCAGCCGCACCAGATGACAGTTGTGCTTCTGCGCCACAGAGGAAGCCCGGAAGATATCGTTCTCCAGCTTTTGCTTTGTGTCCGCCACATTGACTACCAGGAAGGTCATCAGGAACATTCGCTCATTCCGGCTTTGCAGATCACGGAGGATGTTCTTTGCTTCACCTGCATAGGTGGCAATGTCGGTGGGGATGATGTCCATATCGAACCCTTCCCGCGCCGCCCGCTTCTGAGCGTCGATCTTCATACTGTCCAAGTCGGTGATCTTGCGCTTGACAGTTTTGATGGCCTCATTCTGATCCATGCTGCGGATATGGACGCTGACAAAAATGCTGCTGTCCGTGTCAAGCAGATCGGCAAGCACCCGGTCATTGAGTTCCGGGGCTGTGATTTGCAAAAAGCTGACCGCGCCGACTTTGCTGCCCATCTGAAACCGCCGTGCTTCGCCAAACCGAAAAGAGGACGGCGCAATGAAATCCTTGACCGACAGGCCGGAGGGCGCCAGCCACTCCCACGCAAAGGAAAACGGTTCTCCGTCCGGGTGGAGGATACCGTGCAGCACCGCCAGCCACTCCTTGCCGTCCAGCACCTTTGCCAGTGCGCCCATAGCCTTAAAGTAATTCAGGGCAGCCAGCGTGATCCGGGAAAAGCGGGCTTTTGCCTCCTTGCTGTTTTTTGCCTCAATGGTCAGTACCAGGAATTTCGTCTTGACCATGCCGTTGTTGCCGTGTTCCAACTGCCCGCGGAGCATATCCGTGTAAAGGGCGCGTACCGCGTCAAACTTGTCCTCCTGCGCTGCGATCTCAATTCGTTTGCGGAAATCTGCTTTGTTCACCCTGCGGCACACAAGGGATAATTCCATGCCGATGGAAGCATCATGGGCGTTATACATATCGCAGAGGGCTTCAAAAATCGCCGTCTGGTCATCTGGCTTTGCAAGCTGGTAATTCACATCCTCAAATTCCAGGCAACGGCTCCATGTGGTATCATCCAACCGGCACAAGCCGTCCGGGTACATCTGACGGAAGGGAATGGTGTCCTGCGCCGAGTGAGGTTTCCCATCACCTCTGGCGGTTTCCAGGATACGCCTGATCTCACGCTTTTCCGCGGCGGTCAGCTTTACCGCGGGTTTTGCCGCCTGCCGTGCCTGCGGCTCTGGCTTTCGCTTTCTGAACAATGGCTTTCACCTCCTTTTCCGCCTGGGCCTGCCGCTCCAGGGCTGCGTAGAAATTGTTTGTCTGATAAGGCCGCTCCTTCGTCCGCAGGAACATACAGCGGATGACCTGTCCGGCTACCACCTCCAGGGGTTGGCCGTGCCGCTCATACATGGCGAGCAGAAAGAACGGGAGCATGACGATAATCATGCAGAACGCGGCGGCGCTGTTGCTGGCCGTGCGTCTGAGCAAAAAGAAAAGCGGTACTCCGATGAGTGCCGCCGCTCCGAAACATATAAGCTGCCGTTTGGTAAGCCCAAACAGCACTTTGGATTTTACTTTCGTCAAATCCTTTGGAATGGTTACATACGCCAATTTATCAAGCCTCCTTAATGCGCTCCGAACAGGCTCTTAGAGAGGCTGCCGGTCTTGAACAGGGCGAAGCACAGCAGGACCGTGTAGCCCATGCAGGCCCATATCGCGCCTGAGATATTTCCGTCCGTGGCGATACTCTGTACCAAAACAGAGTAGATTCCCACGCACACCATGATTAGAAATGCCTGGAACGCTAATGCAAACAGGGATTTCAAGTAGTTCTGTCCTGTATGGCTCCAATCCCGGTTTGTCATAGTGGCAAGCGGAATCGGTCCAACGGAAGTTGTCAAATACACCTCGATCATGCGGCCGTAGATGACAAGCATGATACAGATGGAAAGGGCGTTCATGGTAAGTCCCACAAAAAGGGACTGGAACCACAGCCCGAACAGTTCTCCCGTGCCCAGGGCTTCAAGCTGCGCCTCCATATCCGTGATGACGCTGCTGATATCAATGGAGGTATTCCCGATGATGACGCCTGCGCTGCTGTTCACAACGCTTTGCCCGACATCGAAGATACCCATGACGATATTCCATGTGTTCGTCACAATGAGAACGGCACAGAAGGTCTTGAAAATCCACTTGAAGAACATCCAGGTGTCCACATCGTGCAGATTATTTTTCTCTGTCACAAGCTGGATCAGCTCATAACACATTACGAATGTCAGGATAACCCCGGCGATTGGAACAATCACCGTTTCAGAGAGGTTTCGGATCATAGAAAAGACGCCGCTGTTCCACGCCAGCGGCGTCTGGCCCACTTCACCGGCGATCTCGCCTACTTTGGTATTGACCGTATCGAACATGCCCGACAGGTTTCCCGTGATCCCCTCGATGAGCAGCCCTCGGAGCCATTCATCGAGTTTGTCGAGTATGCCGCCCATAAGCGATCACCGCCGGACGATCAACCGAACAGGCCGGAGAGCAGAGGTACAAGGGTGATGCCGATGAGGGCGACACCGCCGCCGGCCATCAACTGTTTCATACCCTGGCTTTTGGAAGCAGGGTTGTCCTGGCCATAACCTTCCAGAAGGTTGATAACGCCCCAGATACCAAGACCTGCGCCCAGGGCCACTACGAGAGTCTGCAAAACACCAACTGCGCTGTTGAAAAATTCCATAAAATAATCCTCCTAAAAAATGTTTTTGATTTTGGGTTAAGTTGTTGCGTCAATCTCGTACACATCGAAGGTGTCCGTGGGTTTTACCACGGCACGCTGCTTCTTCATGTACCGTTCCATGTCAAAGACATTTTTAGGGTCGGCGTCGGCCGTGTATCTGTAATTCGGATGCCGGGTGAGGTCGTACTTGTCCGAAAGAAACGGGCGCACGCCCCGCAGCATGAAGATACACTTGCCGCCGTCCATCACTGCCAATTCGTCCTGGGTCATCAACTCCTTTCCTAATTTCTGATAACTGAGGCCGTGGGAAACCTGGCTGCCCCGGTTTTCGGACTGGTTATAGAGATCAATGGTCTCTTTCCCCAGCAGCTCCGAAATTTCCTTGAGGGTGGATTTCTCTTTGCCTCCCAAAAACAAGGTGCTGTCACAGTTACCGACGATGGTATCCGCCGCGTCCTTGTAGATGGTCTTTAGCTGACTCTGCGACTGCAAAATAATAGAAGCCGATATTTCACGGCTTCGGATGGTGGCAATCAGCTTATCGAAGTTCGGTATCTGGCCGATGTTGGCAAACTCGTCCAGGATCAGACGGACATGGACGGGCAGTCGCCCACCGTAGAAGTCATCCGCCTTGTCGCAGAGCAGATTGAAAAGCTGACTATACATGAGGGCAGCCACGAAATTGAAAGTGCTGTCCGTATCTGACAGGATCACAAACAGCGCCGTCTTTTGGTCGCCCAGGGTATCCAGTTCCAGTTCGTCATATTCCATCAGGTCCCGCAGCTCCTTGATATCAAAGGGAGCAAGCCGGGCACCGCAGGAAATGAGGATGGATTTTAAGGTTTTGCCCGCCGCCATTTTGAATTTGCGGTACTGCTTGACGGCGAAGTGGTCCGGCTCCCGTTCCTCCAACTGAGAAAAAAGCAGGTCCACCGGGCTTTGATAGGTTTCGTCGTCCTCTCTGGCTTCACTGGCATTGATAAGGTCCAGAAGTGTGATGAAGTTCTTTTCTTCCTCCGTGGCCTCGTACCAGATGTAGCCAATCAGTGCGGAATAATAGAGGCGTTCCGCTTTGACCCAGAAATCTTCCGAAGATTTTTCGCCTTCGCCCTTCGTGTTCATAATCAGGGCGTTCACCAGCTTTAAGATATCTTTCTCTGATCGGATATAAGCCAGCGGATTGTATTTCATGGATTTTCGGAAGTTTATCAGGTTGAGGCACTTGATACGGTATTTCTTCCGTTCCAGGAAAGCGCCGATCTCCGGCAGCAAGGTTCCTTTCGGATCAGTGCAGACATAGGACGAATGAGCTTGCAGCAGCGACGGCTTACAGAAGAACCGCGTCTTGCCGCTGCCGGAACCGCCGATCACCAGAATGTTTTTATTTCTGGCATACTTCGGCTGCTTTGGACGGCTCGCCATCGTAATCCGTTCCGTCTGCGTCATGGGGATGTTCCGGAAAAAGTCCTTGTCCATGTAGGGAGCAATATCCGCCGCCGTACCCCATGAAGCGTTTTGTCAAGTGCTTTTTTGAGTTATTGACGCAAATTCTTGTGAAAGTGCGAAAGTGCAAAGTGCAAAGGGTCTGCGTTTTGCACTTTCAGCTTGCGGGTTCGGGCGGCTGCTTCTTCTTGATGAAGTTATACCATTGACCACCGACACGCCTTGCGCCCAAAATACCGCCCATGTTGCGCTTGGCGTTCTGTACTGTTCTCTCGGATATTCCAGCTTCGGCTGCGGCCTTTACAATGTCCTCGCTGGCAAGCTCTTTCCCGTCTGCAAGTAGGTCAAGTATCAGCTTCTCGGCTTGTTCGGTCTTGGTGGCGGTGTTCCCGCCTGCGCCGGATAGCAGCTCATCGGCGGTTATGTCGTATTCGCCTATCCATGAAAAGCCTGTTTCCGGGTCAAGGCAAAAGGCAACGGGCTTGCCCTCCGGCGCAAGGGAAGATTTGTCATGGACGATAACACGCACATTCGGCTCCCGCTTCACGCGCCCGATCAGCAGGACGCTCCTTGCTGCGGCGCGGAAGTCAATAGAACCTAAGCCCCGGTATGCGCTCTGTCCTCCGGCGGCTTTGTTCAAGTGTCCGATAAGGATAACGGCGCACCCGGTACGCTCGGCAACATCGGCAAGGCGGCGGAACATGGGGCGCACTTCGTTTGCCCTGTTCATGTCGGTCTTTTCGCCCATGTACGCCTGTATGGGGTCAAGGATAATCAACCGCGCCCCGTTCTGCGTGATTGCCTTTTCTATGCGCTCGTCGGAGAGGGTAAGCTCCCGCTTGGCTTCATCAATCACAAGCACGCGGTCAAGGTCGGCTTCGGCTTCTATCAAGCGGGGCTTGACGGTATCGCCCAGCCCGTCCTCGGCGGTCTGGTAAATCACTTGGAATGGCGGCAAGGGCTTCATTCCCGGCAGCGTTCCCCCGGTGGTGCAGGCGGCGGCAAGGCGTAGGGCAAAGGTGGTCTTGCCCTCGCCGGGGTTGCCTTGCACAATGGTTACTTTCCCAAACGGGATATACGGCTCCCATAGCCATTCAACGGTCTGCGTGTCAACCTCGCTCATGCGGATAATCTCGACGGTTTCTTCCTGCGGTGGCTCTTTCAAGCCGTAAACCGCTTCCCGGATATACTTCCCGTCTGTGATTTCTGCCCGGTGCTGCAATACCTCGTTCCAGTCCTTAAACAGCGGCACAAGGCGGTGGACGGTCAAGCCCTCCGGCACAAGCTCCGCAAGGCGGCTGCAAGCGTCGCTTCCGGCTTGGTCGCTGTCAAGGCAGAGGTAAACGGTCTTGATGTTCGGACGGTCAGAAAGGAAACGCAACAGGGCTTTTTCTCCCACGCCGCCCAATGACAAATAGCTCTGCTTCTGCCATGCCTTTTTGAACAGGCAGAGGAAAGAGAGCAGGTCAACGGGGGCTTCAAAGACAAAAAGCCTGTCGCCCTCGCCCCGGTAGCAGAAATTAAAGGCTTTGTCGCTGCCTTTCACATCAAGCCGGAAGTTTCCCGCCGTTCCCTTGCTGTGGGCGTAGCGCGGTATTCCGTCCTCGTCCCGCCCCACAAATACGGCGTTGTGGTGGGTTGTGTCCTCGTAAATATCGCCGCGGGCAAAGAAAAAGCCCGTCACATCTTCATCAATGCGGCGGGCTGCTGTGAGGTAGTTCCTCGCTATTCTGTTGTCGCTGTTTGGGGGCGGTAGCCGGAAGTCGGATAGGGACGCGGGGCAAGGTCTGTCCGGCGGCGGTGCGGCTCCCTTTTCTCCTGTGAGAAGTTCCACGGCTTCGGTAAAGCTCCTGCCGAAAAACTCCATGACAAAATCAACGGGGCCGCCGCCCTTGCTCTGGCTGTGCCTGTACCATTTGTTTCCCCGGACGGTCAAGCTGTCGTGCCGTTTCCAGCGGTATTCATTCCCGGCGCGGGTAAGCTGCTCGCCCTGTGATTGCAGGAAAGAAACAAGGTCGGCTTGGTTCGCCCGGTCTATCTGTTCTTGGGTGTAATACAAAAAGCTCAACTCCTTTCATCGTTCTAAGTCGTGCCGCTTGGTGCGGGTCTGCTCCGGCTGGTCGGCTTTCAGCGCAATGTCAACGCACTTGCGGATATTGTGCAGCTCGGCAACCTCGGCGCGGGTTTCTTTCAGCTTAGTATATTCCGCTGTTCTCTGCCCGCTGAGAGTGGCGTACTCTTTTTCCCATTCAGAGATAGGCAAGGTCTTTGTCCCTTTCGGCAGATTTGCATGGAGATAGCGGCTCGCTGCGTTCCATAGCGTAAGCTCGGCGCGGTGGGCTTCCTCGTACTTGTCGCGCTTGCTCGTCCAGCCATTTTTCAGCTTTTTCAACTCGTCGTGAATGGGCTTGTACTCGGTGTAGTTCTTCCCGTATTCAATCAGTTTCTGCAATTCTTTCATGCGCTTCTCGGCGGTTTTCATGCCCTCCCGGATAGCGTCGGCTTTGTCGCTGACAGAGGAAAGGGCAGCGTCCAGCTCCGCAAGGGTGGAAATGCCATGCTCGGAAAGATAGCCTACCGCCTTTGCGACGGTTTTCAGTTCATCGGCGGCGTGCTGCCTTTGCCAACCCTGCGAATACTTCCGGCTCTTTTCTCTCTGAACGCTTAAATACATCATCAGCAGATTTGCAAGGCCGGGGGATTGCGGGGGCTGTTCCGGGGCGGTTTCCCGCGCCTTGAACAGTTCGCCAATCCATTCTTTGAGCTTTCCAATCTGCGCCCGGATTTCCCGGATAAGGCGGTTTGCCTTTTGGATATTCCGGTTCAGCTCGCCTTTCTCGGTGGCTATGCCTTTCTTCTCCATTTGACAAGCCGCTACGCCCATGTGGACGGTGGGCAGCTCGTCAATGCCGCGCTCGGCGTTGCTGCGGTGGTCGATACGCTCCGGGCTTCCGGCGCGTTCAAGGCAGGCGTTTGAAATATCTGCCCATGCCTTGCGCCACAAAAGCGCGTTGCCCTTGTCGTTCCAGCCTGTGAGGTCAACTTTGTGTGTCTTGTATCTGCCGCTTGGTAAGCGTATGCGCTCGCCGTTCTCGTCAAGGTCATATTCCTTTTTGGACTTCGCCGCCCATGCGCCGCGCTCGTCAAGGGGGCGCATGGTAAGCATGATATGACAATGGGGGTTGCCGCTGTCGGTGTCGTGAATGGCAAAATCAACGCACATTCCTTTGGAAACAAATTGAGAGGAACAGTATTCCCGGACAAGCCGGATCTGTTCCTCTCTGGATAACTCTATGGGGAGTGCCGCGTCAATCTCTCTGGCAAGCTGGGCGTTCCCGGCTTTCTCGTAAAGCTCCACGCTGTTCCATAGGGTAGCGCGGTCAGAGAAAGAGGGCGGGGCATGGGGCGGCAGTAGGATTTCCGTATGGACAACGCCGCGCTTGCGGGTGTAGTCATGGGTCATTCCGTCCCACTCGTTTGTGATTTTCTCGCCGCTTCGGTAGGCGGCTGCGGCAACGGCTGACTTGCCTTTTCCTCGGCTCACAATGCCGATGTTACAATGGTAAATAGCTATGGGTATCACCTCCCGGATAGGATAATAAAACCCGCAAAAATAGTACAGACGCGCAAGCGGGTGTACTGTTTTTGTGGGTGTGCAGGGATAGCCGCGTAAGCGGCGCAAGGGGTGCAGCCCCTTGTTGCGGCAAAGCCGCCATATCGGAGCGCGGGGAAAGTTCCCTGTGTGGAGATAAGCCCTCGGCAGAGCGCACACGCCCGTAAGGGTGTATAAGTGCGCCCTTTGTTCCAAAGGGATTATTCCGCGTTCCCGTCCCCGGCTCGTTTTTTCAAAAATTCCTGTGCTGGCTCGCTCGTCAAGGCAAGCCGTAAAAAGGCTTTCGCGTCCTCGTCCGGCATGGCAATCAGCTCCGGCACAAGGCTCTCCATGAAGCCGCCGCGCTTGCAAAGCCTGTGGTTCCTCGCCTTGCGTTCCTCAACGGATAGCTTCTGCTTGATGATTTTCTCCCGGTTCTCAAACTGCCGGATTTTCTTCTTGCCTTCCTCAATCTCGGCGGTCAATTCCTCGCGGGTTTTCTCTCTCGGTTTTGTCATGGCTGGTCGCTCCTTTCTGCTCATAGGCAAAAGAAAAGAGCAGTCGTTTTCTGTGCGAAAATAACTGCTCCTGCCAAAATGACTATTTGGCTTTTTGTGGTTATGCGTCTGGCTCTGTAATGATTGATGTGTTGAACGCTTTTACATTGATTATCGTTTCCCGTTTGCATTTTGGGCAAAACAGCGGGAAGTTTTCAAGCACCGTATCGGGACGCACCTTAATCCGAGTTTTGTTGTTACAGATCGGGCATAGCACCCACTTTTCTTTTTCCAATGTGCCACCTCCGTATTATCAAATAAGTCAAACAGACAGCAACCTTGCCCTTGCAAAGCCGCTGCCCGTTTAGATTGTTTGGCTCTGCGTCTATGCGTCTGGCTCTCAATTACTGCTCAAAATAGCTGTTCTCATAAATATCAAGAAACTTACATATGAAATGGGCTTGTTCCTGTTCCTCCGGTGTTTCCGTTACGATTTGCGCACCATAGAGTTTATATTTTTGGCAGGTATCAGTTGTTAATTCTTCCAAATCGAACTCCGATTGTATAAGTGTTATTGCATTAGGGTAAAGCTCTTTAAGAGTATTCAATGCTTTTTCCGGTTCCTTGAAAACAGCAAAACCATATTTATTCGCACCTATGGCAAAATCTTCATGAATAACAGCATATTCCTGCACATTTACATTACCCACAATTCCGGCTTGTCCCCAAATGTACTCTTGACAATACTGTAAATCATTTTTCTTTGTCTGCCCCATAAGTAAAACGACTGCTATGCAGCAAGCAATTAAAAGAAATGTAATTCCGCTGATAATAATGGATTTCTTTGTCATGGTAATTTCACCAGGTCAATCACTAAAATATGCAGACAACTTTGTAAAATAGTTAATCATATATCCAATTAAGCTTCCTAACATATTCAAAATTAAGTCGTCAATATCAAAACTACCTCTCAATGTAAACAACTGAATTAACTCGATTAAAACGATACCGCTAATCGCATAGAAGAAAAACCTTTTGAATGTTCTGGCTCGTTTTAATAGGAGTGGAAGCAATATGCCAAACGGTATAAATCCTATGATGTTTCCTAACAGGTTAATGATAGCGTGTGGCACTAAATAAGGATTGGATTGCTTCAAAATTAGGTACAGATTTTGTTTAATTGTATAGAGAGGAACAATATTTATGTTCATTGATATGTGTTCCCAATACGTTTCTCCAACATTAAAGCCGTGTCTGAAAAAGAGAAAATAAGCCATAGCAATAGCGTAAACAACAAACATTATGCGTACAAACATACTTCTCTTTTTGCTATCTTTTAACATAAAACCTCCAATGTCTATTGCGGCTCGGTCAATTCATACCAACCAACTTGGGTTATATCAATTAGATTTCCGTTTTCGTCATAAACGTCAAAGCCGCCACTTGGAATTACAAGTACAAACGGTGTATTGGGGTCGACTTCATATCGTTCTCCGTCATGGCACTCTATGGCAGCTATGTGTAAAATGTTCATTGATATTAAAGCAGTTGTTCCCTCAAATCTGAATACCCGTATACCACGTTCAATAGAAGTGGATTTACCTCCGTATCTAAACACATAATTTGTTTTTGTACTACCCTTATTCTCATAAATGGAAAAGGTGTGTTCACTTTCTTGGTTATCATAAGCGATAACAGCAGCTATTCGTTCATTCATCGCGATTTCAATATTCCAATCGTCGCTAATTTTCTGAAAGCTGCGAACATCTTCTTCAATATCATTTACTGTGGAAAGATGTTCTGTGTTAGGTATAAGCGTTACAGCAAAGGAAGTGACAACAATAGCAAATACAATTATGAGTACCAGCAAAACTTTATAAGGTGGCACTAACTTTATATGCTTTTTATCCGGTTCTATTAAAACTTTATTTATATGCTTTTTGTAAATAAGCAAGTAACCTATGCAAACAAGAAAAAAGACGCATACAGCAGCAAAAAGCAGTAACAAAATATAAGAAATATCCATGTTCAACCCTCCCTATATTCCAAAGTATTCTTTGAATATGTAATAGTAGCTTCGCGTTACATCAACCTTTTTCCCGTTTATCATGGTTAAAATGAACTTCATGGATAGCGTCGGTGAAATGGATTTAACTTTGTTTCTTGCAATCACGACGGAATTACTAATACGCAAAAATTGATTGGGGTCGAGCATATCCAAAACCTTATACAGACGCTCTGTGAGTTGATAACTGTTACTCTGGGAGTGAACTTCTAAGCTATGTCCAAATGCTTCAATTAAAACTATATCCTCTACAAGCAAAAATACACGTTCATCAGAAACAGTATCTCGAACCAAAAGCCTGTCGATATACCGATTATTTTCACTCAATGTAAAGTCTGCGTCATCATCTATTTCAAGTCCACATTGGGTCAGTGTGTTTTCTACTTCCTTATAGCGTTGCTTGCTGACAGCCAATTTAATTTTCAAAGAGATACCCCCTTTCATTTTCTATTATAGTGCGTACTTCCTTACATTCAAGAGAAGTGGAATACCTTGCAGATATACGCACATAACTTTCAAAAAAATTATACCATATTTTGCGTGAGATTGCTCGCAACAGCTTTCGCCGCTTCGCTGGCGGCTCGGCGGCGTTCCTCGCTGTATGGGGCGGTCAGACGGAAAGAGAAGCGGCCTTTCTCAATGTCAAACTCCATGCAGCCCGTTTCCGGGTCTGCGTCGGTCTGCTGGCAGATCGCCGGATAACGGCGGCTGTATGCAAGCAGACGCTTTTTCAAGGCGGTGTTGTGGGTGCGGATATGGATAAGGGGGTCTTTCTCGTCAAACCAAATATCGGTGGTCTTTTCCTGTTTGGTAAGCCCTGTTCTCATGCAAGCTCCTTTCTGCGCCCCTGTCACGCAATAGGGGCATTTTTCGGGTGTTTTCTCCGGCTCTTGACTTGGAGAAAACAGCGTTTTTGACGATAAAAACCGCCCAGACAGGGAATGGTTCGTCGGGGCGGCTGTTATCGCAAGATTTCTGTTTTTTCCGGCTCTTGACCGTCAGACGCGGATAAACGCGAACTGTCGGCAAGTACCAGTTTGAGCAGCTTGTCGCGGAATGTTTCTGTGCTGCTGTGATTGAAAAACAACTCCGCAACAATGGTCTGCCCGTTCCTCTGCGTCGTGATGATACTGTCGGGGTTCCGGGGCGCGGTGGGCGTCCCGTTCTGTTCTGCCATAGGCGGCTCCTTTCTCCGGGCGCAAAAAAGGGACTTCCCGTAACCGGAAAATCCCTCTTGGTTGTCGGTATTCTGTTTTACAGTGCGGGCTGTGCGGCGGCGGTCTGCGCCTTTCTCCTTGCCCGGTATTCCCGCGCCTTGATACGCTCATACTCCCGTTGCTTTTCAAGGTTTCGCGCCCGGTACTCCCTTGAATATTGCCGGTGGTAGGCGCGGCTCTTTTCCTTTTTGGCTTCTTCGATTTCCTCCCGCATTTGCCGGATTTCCTGCTCCGTCGGCTCTGCAAGCTGCGTCACTTCGTTCTCAAACCTGCCGATATAGTTAAAATATATCCCGATGTGCTGGATTGCGTATTTTGCCCTTTTCTGGTCGCGCTCATGCACTTCAATCCTGCTGATAAACTCGTTGAGAATGGCGGGGGGAAGGTCGGTAAAGGCGGCATAGCGTTCCGTCAGCTTCAAAAACTTCTGCGCCCGTCCTCCCGCGTTCTCAAAAGCGGATAGCTGCTCTTGGAGTTGTGCAAGCTCCGTTTTCAGCGTATAGTATTCTTCCGAATATTTCTGCGACATTTGCTCATAGCGGTCTTGCGGGATAGTGCCGAGGGCGTTGTCCTCATAGAGCTTATTAAGTACCTTGTCAATCTGTTCAAGGCGCGTTGTGATCTGCGGGATACGTTTCTGCTGCTTCTTGGTCTGGTCGGTCTGCTGCATGGCAAGGTTCTTTTTCACTAAGGCTTCAAACTCTGCCCGGTTGCTGATAGAGTAGTCCTCGATTTTCTTCAGCACTTCCGCGACGGTCTGCATGAGCAAGTCCGCGTCGATGATGTGCGGGGAATGGCACTTGGGGTTTTTGGCTTTTCCCTTGTGGTACTCGCTGCAATAGGCAACGTGCCGCTTGCCGCCGTTCCTGTAATCTATGCGGATGTGCATTTTTGCGCCGCAATCCTTACAGAAAAGCAAGCCCGACAAAGGGTGAATTTCCCCGTCCCCGTTGGGGCGTTTGACGGGCGCGTTTTCCAAAATCCGCTGTGCGGTTTCAAAGGCGGCGCGGTCAATAATCGGCTCATGCACATTTTCGGTTATCTGCCATTGGCTCCGGTCTACATAGTGGTTCCGCTTGTCCCGGAAATGCTTTGTAGTCTTGAAGTTGACTACATCGCCGCAATACTCCTGCCGCGTGAGGATATGGGTCAAGGTGGCTTTGTTCCACTTGTAGCGGTTATCCTCATTGAGCGCCTTGTTTTTACACGTTCCCCGTCCCCGGTCTTTCATGTAGAAAGTGGGGGTAGGGATTTGCTCCTGCGTCAGATATACGGCGATTTGGTTGCGGTTCTTCCCGCCGATAAACAGACGGAAAATAAGGCGAACAACCTCGGCGGCTTCCTCGTCGATTATCCAAAAATCCTTGTTGTCCGGGTCTTTGACATAGCCGTAGGGGGCTTCGGTGGCAATCGGCTTTCCACTCACGCCTTTGGTCTTAATGCCCGTTTTCACTTTCTTGCTGATGTCCTTTGCGTACCACTCCGACATGATGTTGATAAAAGGGGCAAACTCCAATGTGTCGGGGTTTTCGCTGTCTATGCCGTTGTTGACTGCGATAAAGCGCACGTTGTTTCTGCGAAAAATCTCCATAGCGTTGCCGACTTGGAGATAGTCGCGCCCCCAGCGGGTCATGTCTTTCATAATACACACGCCGATTTTACCGTTTTCTACGTCCTCTATCATACGGGAGTAGGCGGAGCGGTCGAAAAATCTGCCGCTTTCATCGTCGTCAATGTAGTGCCGGATATTCGTCAATTTTAGCTGTCTGGCGTAGCTTTCCAAAAACTTCTTCTGGTTCTGTATGGAGTTGCTTTCGCCGCCGTCCCTGTCCTCGTCGCCTACGGAAAGGCGGGAGTAAAGGGCTGTGATTTTGCTGTAATCATTCATGTGCATATCCTCCTGTGCGTCCATGTAGAGTTCTTTACACTTAAGATTATGCACTCCAGCGGGCAGAACCATACTCGATTCCGTGGCGGTATTTCTTGGCATTTTTGCCTTTCAGGTAGACCGCCATGCGAAGGACCACCGTACCGGCTATACCGATCAGCAGGTCCGTGGGATGGAAACTGAGCCATGGGGAGGAAAATGCTGCCGTGAAGCCGTCCCCAATGGAGAGCAGCTTGCCGGAAAGGTCAGCACCGGGCGCAAGCCGGAAAGCCTGTGCCAACTTATCGAAGGGATACACGAACAGAAGATACGGAAGGTTCAGCAAAAACAGTTTTTTCATGTTCATCTCTGCACGCTCCGATCTTTGACCTTTACTTTTTCCCGGTCAATGGTGCGGTGTTCCGGTTTCTCCGCCGCCTGTTCCTTCGCCTGGGTCAGCCGCTCCCGGATGGAGGGCTTTTCCTCACGGCTCATTTTCCGGCTGGCAAACTCCTGAAATGCCGCTGTGATGGCATCCGCGTCCCGGCTTTTGAAAAAGACCAGGTAACGGGGCTGCTCTGCAACGGTGTCCTTCTTCAAGGCAAAATCCACATGGTATTTCTTCGCCACATGGGAGAAAGCCTTGATATTCTTGTCACTGATCTCGATATTGGCAAGACCGGCGTTCTGGCTGGCAAGCTGTTTAAGACTCTGCCTGCCGCGGTAGATTTTGGGTTTCTGGCTTTTCTGGATTTCCTCCAGGAACTTTTTGACGGCTTTTTCAAAGACTTGCTCGCTTAGCTTGGCTCCGTCAACAATGAGCGTTACGGCGCCCCGCGTTACTTCCTCTTGCATTTAGCCTCGCCCCCTTTGCCCGTCCCCGTACATATCGTGCTGCACCAAGGAAGAATAGTAGCTGTTGATGGTGACTGGGGCATTATACAGCGCCGCCAGCAGATATTTCTTGATGTTGCGGACATAGGTGGTGTTGTCCTTCATGCAGTCCATGACATACTGAACATGAGAACTGTCCAGCTTCAGGAACCGGGATTTGACCACTTCTGCCGGATAATCGTCCCCGGCAATACGGATCGTCTTGCGGGCAGAACATACGGTATCCACGATCAGCTCCGTGATCTCGTCCAGCATCTCATGGTCAACACGGTCACTGTTTTTCCAGAAGTCATATTCGATATTCTCTAAAATCAATTCTCGATAGCTTTCTCTGGCTCCCATCCCATCCGTTCCCATCCTCGCCCCTGCGGGGGTAGGGGGATTTGATTGGATAGGATTTGATACTTCCGTACTTGATAAATCAGTTCTTGATGGATCGTTACTTGATTTATCTTTATTTAATTGGGCGGGTTCTTCCTGAACAGGCGTGACCAATGTTGGGTTTGCCTGTACGGGATTTTCCCGTATAGGTTTTTCCTGTGCAGGCGTTGGCTCTTTAGGTTGCTCCAAAATGGTGTACTCAATCGAGCCGAGCTGACCGTTTGCGCCTCTGACGCGCTCACGGATCAGATAGCCGTGTTCCTCCAGCTCCCGGATGCCGCCACTGATACTGTCGATACCGTCCTTGCAGATACGGGAAAGCCCCTTCATGGTGTAGTCCCAGTTCTCCGGCAGGGACAACATGAGGGAAAGAAGCCCCTTTGCTTTCAGCGACAGGGACATATCCCGCAGATGATGGTTTGACATGACCGTGTAATCACGGGTCTTTTCAATACGGAAAACTGCCATCTTCGATACCTCCTTCCTGTGAAGATAAAAGTGTTGATTTCGATGAAAAAAGCCTCCGTTTTGCCTCTCGGATGTGTTCCATAGGAAAACATCCACGCCCGCCTGCTTGCAGCAGTCTGAGAGGGAAAAACAGAGGCTTTCGCACCCTAAGTGATACAGTTTTGAGACAGGGACAGGTGCGGGTATGAAAAAACGCCATGGGACGGTTGCCTATGGCGTGAAAACAGGAAAAGGGCGCTGATATTTGCATATCAACGCCCTTTGAGCCTGTCAGTATTTGATTGTTTCGACTTCGCACCGTGTTTGCACCATGAAAAACATTGATTTTACTGACTTCTTCAATGTTTTCTTATCTGGTGCTACCATTCCGTGTAGTGCTTTCATTCTGGTGGAGATTACCGGGCCGATTCTGATCACGGTGACCCTCTTGCAGTCCATGCACGGCACTCTCCTGGGTGAGCTAAACCCTCACTCGTTTGGCAGCAACAAAAAAGCACCACACATTTCTGTGTAGTGCTTTCATTTCTGGTGGAGCAATCAGGAGTCAAAACGAACATTTTGGCATCTGGCGAATCCTCGCCATCCGGCGGGTCTTCCCCAGTCTCCAGAGGGATCTCAACGCTGTTGTCCTTGCCCATAAAGGAAAAGACCAGCTTCAGGCGGTTGTCATCGTAGATGTAGGCTGCGACAAGGAAGTCTTTGAAAAGCTCTGCCTGAACCTCCCTGTCGTGTATATCCTTGCTGCGAAGAATGTGGAGTTCGTCAATCAAATCTTCCCGATTGATTTTGACTACATCCCTCTTGGCTGCACTCAACTGGGCGGTCAGCTTTGAGTTCTCAGTCTCCAATTCAACCATCCGGCTGCGGGTGGCCACTGTGATGATCCCCATCTCGATGGCTTTCAGCATATTCGAGGTGGCCTTTTTGTTTTCGGCCAGCTGCTGCTCCAACGCCTCGATCTGGAGGTCATTGTCGTGCTTTTCCCAATACTGGACCGTCTGATCTGCCATCCACTCGATAACGTCATCGGTCAGGCAGTACATCTTGATGGCCTGTGCGATGGCGGGCTCGATAACATCCCGGCGGACATTCTTCTTGTTGCAGGCGTGTTCGGTGCGCCGCTTCTGGCAGGTGTAGTAGTAATGCAGCTCTCCGTTTCTACTGGTGCCGGATACGCCCGTCATGTAGCTGCCGCAATGCCCGCAGCGCAGCTTCCCGGTCAACAGGTAATCTTCCGCACCAACGCGGTGCCGGGTTCCAACCGGATTCTTTTTCATCCTCATGGCCTCCTGTACCCTGTACCACAATTCATCGCTCACAATGCGAGGAATCCCATCCACAATGCGGACGTCGCCGTAAATGTAGATGCCCTTGTAACGCTCGTTCTGGCAGATGCTCTGGAAGCTGCCCTTATTCCACTCGGCTCCCTTGCTGGTCTTGATGCCCTTTGCGTTGAGGTCTCGCGCAATATCTACGAACAGATCCCCGGCGGCAACACGGGTGAAGATTTCACGGACAACAGCCGCTGCGGGCTCGTCCAGCATGACCTTCCCGTCTGCACCGCGCTTGTACCCCAACGGCTGCCGGCCGTTCGCCATGCACTTGTTGGCGTTGTCGTACAGACCGCGGGTGATGTCCTCTGCCATGTTCTCACTGTAAAACTGGTTGACGTTCATCATGTTTCGCAGCGCAAAACGTCCGGCGGCAGTATCGTCAAAATCTTCCTCGGCGTAAAACACCTTTACGCCGTAATCGTCCAGCTTCGCCTCGTTGACCATGGCTTGCAGCATATTGCGCCCGATGCGGTTGGACTTCCACGCCACAACGGCCTGAAACTTCCCTTTTTCAGCATCCCGCATCATCTGCTGGAAACGAGGCCGGTTATCCGTCTTGCCGCTGATTGCCCTGTCCTCGTATGTACCAACAATGCGCAGTCCAAGCGCAGCCGCGTGCTTCGTACACTCTGCGATCTGCTGCTCGATGCTGACCTCTCGCTGGTTATGCGATGAGTACCGGGCATAGATGACGGCATCGAGGCCAGCAGCAATATTCCTTTTTCTGGCCATCAGCTTTCACCGCCCACTTCAACACGGTAGATGCCATCATTGTCCGCAAACAGAATTTGCTTTCCGTTCCACATTCCAACGGCTTCAAGTTCTGGCATGAGTTCATACCATTGCTGCTCTGAAATGATTGGGATATTCAAGGCATCGGCTCTGTCAATTTTCTTTTGCGCCGGGTCACTACACACAATCAAAAGACCTGTCTTTTTTGACACACTCGCGTCCGCAGTTAGGCCGTACGCCGAAAAAATATCAAGAAAATCCGTTCTATTTCTCAGCATGACTGGATTCCCAGTCACACAAGCACTCTTAAATTCCTGCAAGCGCGATGCGATTTCTTTCAGATTCATAGAGAAACACCCATCAGCTTAACTTCACAGCGGTTCCAAGCAGCATGAAATTGTTGCCCTGCGTGGCAAATTTCAATCCGATAACGGCATCTGCGCCCAACTTGGCCGCCTTTTTCTCCAAATCATCCTGCGCCTGTTTCGTGAAATTGTCGATGGCATTACCCATCATCTTGTTTCCACCCGGCAGGACGGTCAAAATAACGGATGCAACAATACCCAGATATTGAGACACGTTTTTCCCTTGGATGCTATCAGTTGTAGTCAAAATCATAGTTGTTCCCCCTCGTTTCGGCATTTTTTTACAAACAGCTGAAAATAGCTGCGCGTTCTGCTATAATTCAACTAACCTGCCGACAGTAATCTTCAAGAAAGGAGCGGAAGATTATGGATATTTCCATTGATTCCGATGATGCTCAAGAGCGGCTTCGTGCTATGCTGGCACTTGAACTGTTCTTGCATCTGTCGGCAGAAGATCAAGAACGTGTCATTGATTTTTCAAAAAGCCTTTCATAACGTACAAGACTGCCTTTTTCTGATCGTCACCAAGTTGATTAAATAGTTTGACAAACTCTTTGCTGCGCTCATCCTCTTCCGCGGGGATGGGCGCAGTTTTTCTTTCCATTGGAACATCGTATCCCATCAGCCAAACTTCCGAAACGTCGAGAGCCAAGCCCAAGATGGTCAACTTGTCCTGTCGCGGAATAATTTTTCCAGAAACGTATTGAGTTAACGCTGTCTTTCCAAGATTGACACCGTAAGCGCGGCAGTACGGTTCAGCAAGCCTCAAAACATCGACCTGTTTTAAACCTCTGATATTCATAGCCTCTTGCAGCCGTTCTGCGGTCGTTGATGACTTCATTAGGTTCACCTCCGGTATGGTTACATCATAACATGGCATAAACAAAAGTTCAAGAGTTACGGCCAAAAAGTTCAAGAAAAATGAATTTTTATATTGACAAGGGCGAATCATTGTGGTAAAGTGTGAACAGTTCAGTTAAACTGAACCGAACGGAAAAGAGGTGATATTGATGCAGAGGAGCTATAACAAACTGCTGGGCCGAATCGTTGAGATTTTCGGAACCAGAGGGGCATTTGGCAAGAGTATGGGGTGGTCGGATCGTACCACTTCTCTCAAACTCAACGGTAAGGTTGACTGGAAACAGGACGAAATCGAGGCTGCGTGTCAGGCACTGAAAATTGAAGTGTCGGACATTCCAGACTATTTTTTTGCCCTGTAAGTTCAGTTAAACTGAACAATGGAGGTTTACATGAACGCCAACATTCACATCAATGTGGACGAAATACCGCCAGAGGTCGCAGAGCGAATCGGCTGCGTATTTCTCGGATTCCACAAGCGTTTCCAGCAGAGCCCCGAACTCATGGCTGAGCTGGAAGCCTACCGAGCCACCAAAAAGGCATCTGAAAGGAAGTGTGCAGAATGACGAAGATCCTGATGACTGTGTACGGCATCACCGCAGAACAGGCGGCGGCTCGTGTCCCGGTATTCCAGTTCTGGCTGACCGCTTTTGGAGCGGCACTGCTGATCTGGCTGGACAGCAAGGGCGTGTTCGATGGTTTGGGAGCATGGTTCGGCCGTGTTCTCCGTGATACCGCGGTAGGTGACCTGATCCGCAAGTTTATGTGATTTCGGGCTTGTCCCGGTTGTTTTTCTGAAAGAAAAGGAGATTTCAATGAAATACGGAAGAAGTTTGCAGGAGCTGGCGATTGAACTTGACCGGCAGGCCAAGGTCAAAAAGGACTACGTTGCCACGGCGGGCGCTATGCAGATGACCGCCGTCAACGAGAACTTTGACCTCGTGATCGGCAACACCCCGTTCCAGCTGAACGAAAATGCCCACCGCCAGCTGGGATTGCAGCTGAAGATCCCGGCTCCCTACTACGAGCGGATGCGGGCAGAGAACCCCGGCTTGCTGATGGCAAACGTCAATGGCTGGTTCCAGCAGTCCCCGGACACCCGCCGCATGGTTCGTACCCTTGACGGCACCGCCCGCGCCATTCTCTCCGACCGCTACCGCCGCATCGACAACTACGAGGTTGCCCAGACGGTCCTGCCGATTATTTCTGAAATGCAGGGTGCCCGCATTGAAAGCTGTGAGCTGACCGATACCCGCATGTACATCAAGGTTGTCAATGAGCGAATCCAGACCGAGGTTGTGCCGGGTGACATTGTTCAGGCCGGCATCCTGATTTCCAATTCTGAGGTCGGCATGGGCAGCGTTTCCGTGAAGCCGCTGATTTACCGTCTTGTCTGTACCAATGGCATGGTGGCGGATGTGGGTGTTGGCAAGCGCCATGTTGGCCGCATCAATGAAAGCGTGGATGGCGATTTCGGGATTTTCCGGGATGAGACCATCGAAGCCGATGACCGGGCGTTCCTGATGAAGATTGAGGACACCGTTCGGGCGGCGGTCGATGAAGCCCGGTTCAATGCACTGGTGCAGAAACTCCGGGATGCCAAGGAAGCGCCCATTCTCCCGGCGGCGGCTCCCAAGGTGGTTGAGCTTGCGGCCAAGGAGTTCAACATCCGCCAGAACGAGAGCGAGGGCATTCTGGGGCATCTTATCGCGGGTGGTGACCTTTCCCTCTATGGTCTGGCAAACGCTGTCACACGGCACGCGCAGGACGTGCAGAGCTACGACCGCAGCACTGAACTGGAAGCCACCGGCTACAAGATCATCACCATGCAGCCCTCGCTGTTGAAGCGCTGGAATGAGGAGGTGAGTACCGTATGAGCGACAGACACATGAATGCCAGGCCCAAAAGGCTGACCCGCAAGCAGAAAGAAGCCCTTTCTGCACAGGGATGGGATTCCCGCCTGTACCTCTGCGTCCGGGATGCCCCGGATCACATGGTTCTTCTGAACCGTACCACTGGCAAGACCGTTATGTTCCACAAGTAAACCCACCAAGAGAAAAGGAGTAAACATTATGATTCGCAATCCCAACGACATTCAGGATGGCGCAAAGAAAATCCGTATGCTGATTGCTGGCTACCCCGGCATCGGCAAGTCCACTCTGGCCCTGTCCGCACCCCGTCCGCTGCACATCGACTGTGATTTCGGCATTGACCGCATCGAGCCCCGGTATCGTATGCCGTACATCCAGCCCCGCAGCTATGACGAGATCCTGAACGACCTGAAACCGGAGAACCTCAACGACTTTGAGACGCTGGTGTTTGATACCGCCGGTAAGCTGATTTCCCTGATGGGCCTGTGGGCTATCAAGCAGAACCCCAAGTACGGCCAGCGTGATGGCAGCCTGTCCCTCAAAGGTTACGGCTTCGTAGGTCGTGAGTTCGTTCGGCTGATGGACTACTGCTTCTATGAGTTGAAGAAGAACATCGTGGTCGTTTTCCACGCCACCGAGGAAAAGGATGGCGACAACACCCGCCTCCGCATCAAGGTCGAGGGTCAGACCAAGAACAACGTCTGGGAGCCTATGGATCTGGGCGGCTTCGTGGAGATGTACGGCAACGACCGCACCATTGGCTTCTCCAACTGCGAGAAGTATTTCGCCAAAGGCACCCGTGGCATCCACGGCATCTACAAGATTCCGGCCCTCACTCCCGGCAGCCAGAACGACTTCCTGACCAAGCTGTTCGAGGAGTACAACAGCAAGGCCGCCGAGGAAGTAGCTGCAAACGCCAAGGAGAACGAGGCGTACGAACAGGTTATGCAGGAGGGCAGCAAAATCATTGCTGGCATCAAGGATGCAGACACCGCCAATGCCGCTATGCAGCCGTTCAAGGGCTTGCAGCATCACCTGACTTCCAGCCGGGAACTGAACGCTATGTGGAAAGCCAAAATCGCTGCCCTCGGTCTGGCATTCGATTCCAACGCGGTCAAGTACGTTCCCAAATCCGCAGAGGAGGCGCAGTAAATGGCTGCATACCTCATTACTCACTCGCTGCTGTCCTCGTGGCTGCACCTTATCCGGGAGAATCCCTACGAGGATTTGACCACCGAGGGCGACCCTCTGGCGGAATTCATGCTGGTTCTGAAACGTGAACCTACACCTCGCACAGAGGCCATGCAGAACGGCATCGACTTTGAGAACCTCGTGACTGCCATTGTCAACGGCCACGATGACCCCAACAATCCGTGGAGCTGGGCTGCCGGGCAGATTGCTGCCATCGTCAATGGCGGGCAACTGCAGTTCAAAGCCCGCCGGAAGATTCAGGTACGCGGCATGGATGTGGTTCTGTATGGTCGCCTCGATGCCCTGAAAGCCGGCACCATCTACGACATCAAGTTCAGCAAGGGCTACGAGCGCGGAAAGTTCTATTCCAGCACCCAGCATCCTACCTATATGCTGCTGATCCCGGAGGCCCAGACGTTCTCCTACCTTGTCAGCAACGGCATGGATGTCTGGACAGAGTGCTATCGCCGGGATGAAACGCCTGACATTTGCCCCATCATTGCGGACTTTTTCGACTGGCTGGATGCTTTCGGTCTGATGGATGTGTTCAAAGAACACTGGAAAGCCTTATGACCGGGCGGCTGGTGGATATGAGCTTCAGCCTGAACCGCAAGCAGCGTATCACGCTGGAAGTTGATTCTGATTTCCGAAGTCTGTGGGACAAGCTGAATCAGGAGCCGCTGCTGGACATTGAAATCAAGAAGCACCGCAACAAGCGCAGCCACAGTGCAAACGCCTACTTCCATGTTCTGGTCAACAAGATCGCCG